CTAAACAACCGCGTTGTCCTGGCGAACATCGCAGATAGTAAACGTCACGACCCCGATGACAGTTACATCGTCAAGGGCTTCACCCTCGATCGCTTCACCATCTTCGGTAATCAGTGACCTACCTCTCAGTGTGGCAAGTTCCGTCCCGCCGCCGTGCTGGATAAGAACCTGACTTCCCTGCTTTGGCTTCAGGGAAATATCCAGCACAACATAACCGCCATCCCTTTCGAAAACGCGGGTGTTAGGGCCGACATTGCAGATCGAGTTAACAGACAGACGCTGTTCAACGTAGTCAGACGCCGGTGAAGGAAAGCCCATCAGATGACCCTCCCCATGCTGGCCATCATCCACAGCCTGTTTTCGCTATGGTCCGGCGTCTTATCGACGAAATACGTCTGCTCGCGTGCGATCCAGGAGTTCGCCACCACCTCGGAAAAATGGATGCCACGCCGGCGCAGCGCAGTAACGAAGTCGCGGGTGTGAAGGTACTGGAACCCCTTGGAACTGCGCAAAATGGACTCGCGGAAAGCCGCGGCGATATCCGACTGTCGAAGCATGATCTGCCCTCCTGAAATACTGGTCATGTATACAGTAATTTTATTCAGGAGGCAGATCAAAGAGGCTGCGGCTATCAATTTTCGTGACATTTTTTGTTCAGGGTTAGTCTCTGTTCAGCTGGCTCCAAGGTAGCATACCCCCTCAATGCCGCTTGAGGCGGTCGATTTTTAACTTTCCTAAAAAACAGTATTGCAAAATGTTGATTTTTTATGCGTTAACACTCATTATTGCTATTATTCACAAACTCACTCAAAAAAAATGCATTATGAACTTCCCCATGTTAATGAGAAATACTGAAAATAACAAATATAGCTTAGATACGTTAAAGTTTTTTCTTAGTATAATGGTTGTATTCATACACTCAAGGATTTTTCTTGATTCAAGTGTTTTTTTGGATACTTTCACTTCAAATGGTATATTTAGGATTGCAGTACCAATATTCTTTGTAATAAATGGATATTACCTCCCTATTGATAAAAATAAATTCAAGTCATGGCTTTATAGTTCAATTATATTGTATTTGTCTCTAACTATTTTTTATTGTTATTTTTGGGTTGACAGAAGTTCAATACAGGCAATAATTGAATCCATAATATTAAAGACAACAACAGGTTTTTTGCACCTGTGGTACATACAAGCAATGATTATAGCCGGGATAATCATATACACTATTGGCAAATATAAGTACATACTACAATTATCAATTGTGCTATTTATACTTGGTTGGTGCTTGCAATTATATCATTCCTATCAGTATGTCTACGACCAGACAACATCATATAACTATCAAATTTATCGGAATGCACTTACAATTGCGCTACCTTTCATGATTATAGGAAAATCATTGAGAAATGTGCAGTTCTCTACCTTTAAAAAACATTCGTTATTCATCTTTGGTCTGGTCTCCTTTTCATTTGAAATCTATTTAAATTATTACTACTTCTCATCCCGGCAAATAAACAACATAACATTAACATTTGATGTTTACCTTTCACTGATATTTATTTGCCCTTTCATTTTCGTGTGCGCCATGAATCTCAATTATGGTGTAAATATAAACAGAAAAATACCAAATTATATATACTTCATTCATCCGCTACCTATGTTGATATTTAATCGATTTATGCCTGACAGTGACAGGATCCTAGTGTCATTTATGATTGCAATCGTATCAATATTGATATCTTATGCTTTTTTAAAGTTAAGCCCTAGAATAAATAACATAGTAAAATTCAAAACTAAAACTTCAGTATCTTAACTGTTCAATAAATGCAATATTCACTGAAGCAATGAAACTAAAATACAAAGAGCCGCCAATATCTGGGCTCTTTGTTTAGTTTTTACCATGTGTCCTTATAGAATCTTCCACCAAGCGCAAACGCCGCATCAAAGTCCTGCTTACGGATGGCGGCAACCTCGTCAGCAGTACGCCCCGATGTTGTCAGGTCCTCCATATAACTGCCGTAAATTATGATCCCATAGCCGTTGTAGTTCCCCTCCAGAATTGAGAACGGAATCGTCGGGCGATACTGCGTCGCGTCAGATGGATTGCAACTCATGGCAGATGCCAGCATCCTGACCTCATTCAACCCGAGGCCACTGTGCAGATATTCTGCGGACAGCAGCTGCCCTGCCCCGGTCGGGACCTGCGCCGCTGGTAATGCCGGGGCGGTCAGGTCGAATTGCATCGATGCCAAATTTGCCCGTGACGTACTGGTGTCTCCATCAATTGCGAACGCGTGAATATTAATTTTTTTCCACGTTGCGGGACCTCCAGAATTAACAACCGGCAATCGCGTAATCCTCGCCCAGATGTCGATATAAATGTTTTTTGTCGTTGACAGGATTGCGGTCGTCGCTGCGTCTGGCAAAGTGCGGATAGCAAGACCAATCGCTTTTGATGAGTTCAGCCCCATTTTCGGCAAAATATGCAGCCCACCACGTGCGGTCAGTGATGCCTTAAAGTATTGCGTAAAATCCGTTGTAGCTGTCGGGAAATTATCAGGGGAAATATTTTTCAAATAGGCGTTGACGGGGTTACTCGTTTGTTTTGACGCATATTCCGTTGCCAGATTCCCTAGATTAGCGCCCGGAATCAACCCCAGCACAGCTGGAAAACTCCCCTTGTCAAGCAAGGACAGAGACCCATCAACAAGCAAGTCAGAAAATGACTGCCCCAGGGTTGGTAAACCAGATACGGCCGGAAATACATTTGCTGTAATTCTGAATGTCATGGTATTTATCTCACATAAAATGTCTGGTGATTGAGAGGGAAGCCACTGTATTTTGCTCGCCAACGGAACTGGTTAGCCACCCCACAGTGGGGCGAGTACCGATGGCATTGCCAACATCAAGATGGTCTAAGGAAAGATACGCTGCGCCCTCACCCCTGAATACATTCAGGCGCTTATTACGAATATCCCATTCGAGTTTCAGTGGGTACATCTTTGACCATCCGGTAAATTGAAGGTACACGTTTTTTGTGGTTTCAACTCCCCCCTTACGGAATACCAGGTAGCAAATATCACCGCTCGTTCGCAAAAACCAGCCGTCCGTATCAGAGAAAAATCCGGCAATAAATGTCCCCTTTCCCGTCGTAAAACCGTTAACAATACAATCCAGTTCAATGCCAGTTTCTTTGCTACTAGCGATCGCGCTACCGAAAACAAGTTTACTCCCCGTCGTTTCCGGTCTCGTCAGCGTAAGTCCGCCCCACGGACCAGTTGCTGCGCTGTTAACCGCCCCCGAGCTAATTGTCAGCCAGGGGGGGATTTCTCCGCCGTCAAAATTAGTGGTCCAGTGTTTTGAAAATAGCCCTATCATTAATTCAACCTCATCAGAGAGATATCGCCCTTTTGCCCACCAGTGCGGTAAGCCATGTAAACCACTCCCCCTGCTGTCACGCAGTTGCCCGGATAATCAATATCACCCTGGACTTCATACGTAGCGGGAGGCGGCGTTATGTCTTTAACCCGGACCGTTAACGACGCGAAATCGTCAGCAAGAGGCGCTGTAACGAGCCTGAAATGCCGGATAAGGACGCTGCCCGACTGCGCTTTTCCTGAAACCCCAACCCACCACGGTTTACCGCGCCAGTTGAGTACGTCACCCTCGTACATTGTCAGCAATACGTCCTGCGGCTCTGCGTTTAGCGCTACTGCCAGGTGGCGGCATTTATCCTGCATCCAGCCAATTAGCCGCCCGTCGCGCTGCCACGTGTAACCGCCGTCATCGGACGTCCACAGTGCCGCATTTGAGTAATTCGTCCCGCCGTACAGGCTGTACCCGAACAACTGGCCGTTATATGAAAAAGGTCGGAAATAACCGCAATGCCCATCACCCGGTTGCTCAAGAAATTCTTTATCCAGGACTACGCCGACGCGCGTCCATGCCGTGAGGTCTGCGGGGTCGGCTGTAGCGAGGCAGGTTTGCTGCTGCCCGATAGCCCCGGGCACACCAGCTTGCTGGTAATACATAAGAACTTTATTGCTAACAGGGTCATAAATAACGGACGGCGTTTCGGTTTGCCACCCCCCAGCGTCATCACGATATATTTTCCCCCTATTAACCCATGGGCCTGTAATATCGTCCGCCTCAAACAAGAAAATACCGGACGGATCGTGTGTCGCTGAGTGGTCGGTACTGTAGAAGAGCGCAAAACCTGTGCCGCCCCATGCAGATTTATTGACTATCCATGGCCAGTAAACCGTAGGTGCAGATTGTTGAGAGAATTGAATAATCGGCGCGCTCAGGCGTTTGAACGTTGGGTATTCGCGGGCGGTTCCGTCCGGCGCGGTAGATAGCGGTACGGTTTGACTTTCAGACGCCGGGGGACTCCAGTTTATTGCCTCTGCGATTTTCTCTGCGGCGTATTCCGTTGGGCCGCCGTCATAATCTGACTCAAGCCAGGAGCGCGAACCTTCCGCGAACGTTAGCGCTATAGCGACATTTTTATCCGAATACGGTGAATCACCTATGTTAATAGCCTTGCCAATCAATTTTGCAGAGTGCTCAGTAGGCCCGCCGTCATAATCTGACTCAAGCCAGGAGCGCGAACCTTCCGCGAACGTTAGCGCTATAGCGACATCCGTATCGCTTTCAACAACCCTGCCGGGGGTAAACCCATCATCTATATATTCCTGCGACGGCATCTTTCGCCCGGTGGCTGACAGAGTACCACCGTTGTTGATGTACTCGTCTGCCAGGGCACTCCCATCTGCACTACGCACATAGGTAGTGCTGCCATCAGGGATATTCGCGATATCCGCCTGGGCTGCTGCCAGGGTCATGTACTGCCGGCTGAGAGGGATCAGGTTCTGGCGGGCATCTTCAATTTCGTCTTCGTTTTTCTTTACAATCCCCGCCCAGGTCGGCTGCATTTTTCCGGTACGGGTCTCGACTTCAAGCTCATCGCTATTAATCATAATATCCTGAACATGGTTATCATCCCAAATATCAGGCATAGCAGAAGACGGGACAGGGTTACCCGTTTTATATAAAGCCATTATTTACACTCCGGATTTATCAGGCGGAACGATACCAGCCCATCAGTTTTACGTAGGAGTTGGTGATATTTAATGCGGTACCACTACCCATATTTTCGGTATTACCGGAAACGTTGTGACCATGGGAACCCAATTCAACACTATGGGTATGATCCCCAGCCTCTGAAGTAGTGCCGAAATTAGTACCCCCGTTAGAGCCCACGGCCTGATCTGAACCACCCTGTTTTTGCATTGAGCTGCCCCAGCCATGCGAGTGCGCACCCTGGCTGTTAGTAGTTTTTGTCCCCAGATCGACCGAAGCTGCAGTGCCGCTGACACTCAATGCCTGGGCAGGCAAGTTTCCCTTAGCAATGGTAACGGTATCAGCCCCGCCAGTCGTTAATACATCGGTTCCGTTCTGAAGGCCCAGGCGAATTGTTTTATTTTCCCCGATGTAATTCCAGGTGGTTCCCGGGAAAAGCGTGTTTGGATTTTTGTTCTGAGCGAAGAAAAGCACCGCGCCAACAGGATATACGGAATCAATTTGTAGTGAGGTAAGAGCGGCCAGCAGCTGAGTTTTTAGCGCAGCCGTATCCCCGTCATCCAAAACGTCTTCGGCAGTTTGATCTGCAATTATCTGACCAAGCACACTCGCCATGACCGTACCCTGCCGTAGCGCCTTATTAACCTGTTCAGATCGTGCAATCCCCGCGGTAAAACCGGTAGATAATGCAACCAGATTTTCCCAGTCGGCCTGACTGGACACGTTTGCACCTGCACCAACGGCAAACGGCTTAAAATTATTTTCAGCCATCAGAATGTTTCTCCCCATGCGCCAGAATCAAATCCGGCGATGTAATCGTTATCGACGTCAAATCCAAAAAATTTATATCCGTTGGATGGTGTAATGGTTTCCCTAATCCGCACCCCGGCGGCTTTTACCGTCAGCAGACCAGCGCGGATGACAAAAACAAATTCAGCAGGAAGTTTATCTATCGGGTTTATATCGTAGCGAGAAGGCTCATATCCTTCCGGCAGAGGTATAAACGGGCCGTGGTTAATTGCTGAGTCAAATATCAACCTGTCAATATTGGGAATGATATATTCATCATCCACGACGATTAAAACCGATATCGTCATATCCTGATTATCCAGAATAACCAGTTTAATTCCTGTTCCTGCTAATGCCGTTTCCAAGATATCCGGCAGTGTTCCGTTATGGCCGTTCCAGTTGTTTATCCCTATGCGGGCTTTCAGCACCACGCGGTAAACATCATCGCTGAGATACGTCAGCGCATCGGTGGACTGGTAAGGGCCCAGCCAGATCCCCTGATCCCAACCGACACGCTCTTTATCCCATTCAAGAAAAACGCCGGTAATAGGTGCCGCTACCGCGCGTGAAACGCCGATCCACTTTCCGAGGATATCCAGTTGGTCGCCAACGGCGGTATCGACGTCGAAAGCAGTGATTAGTCCGGCTGTCGCAGCGGAAACATCAATAAGTGGCCGCGTTGATAAATCAACGTGGTCGAAGAATTTCGGCTTTCCTGCGTGGTAACTGGTGATCAGGTCGGTGTATTTGCTCATGGCGTCACCACCAGTGCGATGTTATCCACGCTGCAGGATGCCGACTCGTCGTACGCAAGCACCACATTAGCCGCGGCGACCCCCTCTGCCGTTCGACCGATCAACAGCTCCATGATGTCGTAATAACGTGCGTTCCCGCCGCTGACGACGCCCAGGTTAGCCGGGGAATAAACCCGACTCAGCAGCACGCTGTCGCCGATAGCCAGCGAATTGATATATGCAGCTACGGCCGCCCTGATCTCATCGCCGACCTCAGAGCTATAACCCGTCAGCGCCTGAATCGTTATCGACACATAGATCGGCACGTCGACCGGGCGAGAGAAACGGATGGTGTAAGGGTTGCCGTATTTGTCGGTGACTATTACCGCCGTCGTACCGTACGTTGATACGCCCTGCCCCTTAGTGCTTCGTATCGTGTTTGCGATTTCCGTCGCATCCCCACCCTCGACGATTGCCGAAATGGAGTGAGCCGGTAGCCCGTTAGCATCGGTAGTCTCTGTATCGTTCTCAAACAGCTTGTGGCGGGTCACGCCTTCAACGTTGGCAATCGCACCGTCTACCGCGTCAAACGGTGTGAGAGATGCCAGCGCAACGCTTTGCGACTGCCTCACCCGTAGTTCAGCGTCAGTCTCTGCGGCGATACCAACGGTGGCCGCCAGCGGGTTAGTTACTGAGGCCCACCCGCGCGTCGGTGTATTGATGCCGTTTACCGACCCGGCGACCGCAGCAACCGCCCCGCTATTCGCACACGTTGCCGTAGCGACCACGGTACCGTCAGTGCCGATCACCACCGTCGCGGGCAGATTCCAGATCATGGTATTGGTATCGCGTACCGAGCCGTTGGTGATAGTTGTACCGACGGTTCCGGTTAGAAGCAGGTCGACAGTTGAATTCGTCGCTGCACGACGGGTGATGCCGTTAATTTTGACGTTGCTCGTCAGTGCGTCACCCACTGCCGTCGCTGGCGAGAACGACCGGTAAACCGAAATGGCCGTGTTATTGGCGTCGTGAATAGCCATGGCCACCAGCGCCACCATCTGGCCGTCTTTGCTATCGGGATCGAGATAGGCATCACTGCCATAAATCTGCTGAAAATAACCGGTGATGGTGTCCAGCACGGTCTGATAGTCGGGCGCACTTATCCCCTCAGCGGTTACCGTTGCCGATAAGCCGAGTGTGTCGAGGTCCAAAGACATTACGCCTCCGAAGTTACTGTGGTTGTCCCGTAGATGGTTTCCACCGTTGCTGTGAACGTTACACGCCGCGTACGCCCGTCAACTTCGGTGTTAAATTCGGTGATGCCGCTGACGCCCTGTGTTTCCAGGATGCGCCGGCGGATAGCCAGGTTATAGGTGTCAGGTCGTTGCTTGCCGAGGACTGACTGAATCCACGGGGTTCCCTCCGTGGTATCGAGGAACCACTGCCCGTACCAAAGCAGAAAGCGCGTTTTAATGGCCTGTGCGACAGCCTCTGGGGAGTTAACCAGCCAGGTATCATCACCCTGACCGAAGGTGTAATCCCCATCGTCATCTTCTCTACGGTATCGCATTATTCAGGCTCTCCGGTGCTATCGTTGCCATGTTCAACGCCACCATGCGTGTGCGTCATTAGGCTCTTACCGCCTGCAGTCACGTCGTTGGTTACGGTGACCGGGCCGTGCATCGTCGCAGAGCCTCCGCTCTCACCCATTCCTTGCGAAAGATTGCCGTTGATCGTCACGTTGCCGTTAAGGATGATTTCAGGAGAGGTTATTTCCGTGCCGCCGTCAGCGCTGGCCGTCAATTTACCCGACGTTTTAACGGTGACGTCATGACCTGCTGCCACCTCAATAAACGCCGATCCGTCGTCGGTACGCAGCTGCGCGGCCGTAGTGCTGATACCGCCGATTTTCTTCGCCTGAGACTGCGGGCCGACAATGCAGAAGGCATCGGATAAATCATGCATGCGCTCGTCTACCGGTTCCTGAATACCTCCGCTCTGCCACCAGAAATCAATACAGCGGTCCGCAAAGATAACCAGGCACTCATCGCCTTCTTTGACGGGAAAAGTCAGCGTACATCCGCCTCCGCGAGGAAATATGACAGGGACATCCACCAGCAGAGGCAGGTTTACGGATACCTCCGCACCAGAAGCGTCATGTTCAACACCTTTAATCGCGGGCTGAATAACGGCGGTAACGGCTTCTGGATCGAATGACTGGATGATACCGGGAATGGATACGCGCATTGCGGACATGATCGCCTGCGCCAGATGCGCGTCGGCCTGCTCTTTGCTGCCGAGCTGGGAGTTAAGTGATACAGGCATATTTTCTCCAAGAAAAGCATGTCTTCCAAAGGATCTGTTACCGATGCTGCTTGGTTGGGCATAACTAAAACTTACCAGACCTTACAATTGTTAATACTTAAGATTGCTAGTAAAATCGCCTTGACGCATCCAGTTTAATTCACTTAAGTTATTATCAACATAGGAAATCATAATGGCCTTAATAAAATGTCATGAGTGCGCTAAAGATATTAGTGATTCAGCAATCTCATGCCCTCACTGTGGAGCTCCAATATCTAATTCACAGAAAACCAATTCTATTAAAAACAACCAAGAGCCAAGGCAAGTTAGCTTTATTCTCGCGCTTGGAATAGTAATACTCCCCATTCTCTTCGTGTGGTTCTTATTCAGAAAGGGATATTCTAAGAAATCAAGAATTATAGGTATCGTTTACCTTGTGCTAAGCATCATCTTTCTTGGAAGGAGTAGCGAGGATGTTTCATATGAAAGTACGGAAACGGAATCAGTTACTTCAACTTCAACTTCAAACGGAAGGCCTGACGCTAGCTCTCTTTCAGAATTTTCAGCCCAAGAAATTTTTGATGCATATAGCGCAAACACGGTAGCGGCTGATAAACAGTTCAAGGGTAAGTGGTTAATTATTAGTGGTAAGGTTGGCGATATCAATACAGATATCACTAATTCTGCATATGTAGCATTTTCCGTAGATGATTCATTCAATTCCCCCCAAGCCTCGTTTATCGAAAGCGAAGAGGATAAATTGGCAAATTTACGCCAAGGCCAGTATGTCAAAGCTATTTGCATCGGAAATGGCGATATTGCAAAAACACCAATGCTGAAAAATTGCACTCTGGTTGAATGAAAAATAAAGGGCTTCCACTGAATTAGGAGGCCCTAGTTAACTTTGATGCAGTTATACGTCCAGAACTCTCTGGGCTCATCCATGTTCTTGCGGATCACTTCAACGTTGAGGATGGCCTTATTGTTGCGCTTAACGTAGTCGAGACCTAGCCAACGGCCTGTTTTGGCATCTGGAAGCATCCATTGCATCATGACGTTATCGAAATCGTCTTTTTGCTTGAGGAAGGTCATTTTCTGTGTTTCAGGGGCTTGTCCGTTGATATGCATCAACCCATCGCTTTCGCCCTTTAAGAAAAAAGGTCCGCATTGAGTAGCAGAAAAAGCCCCATAGGAATAAAACAAACCAAAGACCAAAAATATTGCTAATTTTTTCATCAGCCAACCTTGTTTAAAGTGCTCAGGCTTTGCAACTCCCTAGCCCCTTTCGCCAGACACAGCAGGTCCATATACCACGCCTGCCCGCGAGTATCGCCAGTATAGTCAATGCTGCCGACAATGTAATCACCATCGGTATTGATTGCCGCCAGCTGCGCACCGGGAAGGCCATCGACATATATGTTACCGTCTGTGGTGCTTTCACCCAGTCTGCCAGGTGACTGCCCAACCTGATCATTACTGAGAGCCTGACGATATACAGAGGCCTGATCCAGCCTGATAAGCCCCCCAAGCTTAATATTCGGGTTTATCAGACAGCGCGCATTTACCCCGGCGCCCATCGTCTGCTGAGGCATACCGATCAGGCCCGTATTGGCGTTCAGCACAATCGCTTCCTGTATGTACTTATCATCAGGAACAATATGCACCTGGTTGTTTTCGTACCACCAGTTAGCCTTGCACTGCCCTGCAAGGCTGTACATCAGGCGCCCTGTATTCTGATAAATAGTACGGCCACGAGGGAATACAGTTGGACCAAAATCCGGCCTGCTTCCCTCTGTAATGCCATAGGGGCTAAGGGACTGCATACCCAAATCAAACAGGTCAGCATGCTTCCAGCCTGCCGATACTGTCGTTTTCACGCTGGCGTTGAGATGCCCCTCCCAGCCATCAATACACTGGATGAGCACCCAACTATCGGTGACGTTATCTTTTCCGGTAACGGTAAAGCGAATATCACCGTTAAAGATGATCCCCACATTTTTATCAGGATAGTTGCCACTGCTGTCTGCTGTGCCGTTATACCCGGCAATAGCCCTTACACGAGTAAACTCTTTACCCATGATCCGGTTTTGTGTCTCCGGCGACAGATTGTAGATTTTGAAGTTACCCACGAATCCGTTAAAGATAGTCGCGGGCATCTTCTGGATATTAAACGTCACCTTAAAATCCGACAGCGATATCCCATCCCCCTTATCGTCAATAAGCTGCAACTCAAAGTGTCGCATCCAGTTCTGAGACATAATCACTCCGTTACCATGTAGAGATGGCTTTTAATGCCGAGGTCGGTTTGAGTTGGGTTATCATTTGCCGGATCGTCGCAATTTACATAGAGCGAAAATCCAAGCCCGAGATAGCGATACTGCGCCAGCAGGTTGGCGCCGGTGATAAGAGGAATGCCTTTTATCAGGTCCGCGCCGGTACTGTCCATGATATCCAGACACCAGAAAGCAGCACGCCAGGTCACGGCCATTTGCAGACTTTGACCTGCCACGGATATGGAGAATCGCTGGTTTTCAGGGGAAAGAGGGATTTCTGAAACAGCCATTTAGCCTCCCGAGATGAAACCGACAAACCGGCTTAGTAGCGACTCATCTTTCGGAGTCGGCGTCTTTACTCCTGAGTTTTGCACCGCTGACGTGTTCACCCCCTCTTTCATGTTCTCTTTTGCGGCCACGCTGACTGTCTGCGTCTGGGTGGTGATTATTTCCCTTAGTGTGACTGTCGCCATCAGTACATTTTCGCTATGGCGATCTGTCGTCACATCCAAGGAGCGGATCACCATATTGGTATACAGGCGCTTCCCGGTGGTCACATCAAGCAACTGTCTTTCCTGCTGCATTTTAAGCAGTTCAGCATAGACCTCTTTCGGCCCCATGCTATTGAGCGGTGTAGATAACCCAATGCCTGCCGTATCATAAAAATCAAGCAGGGAACCGCCACCAGCAAAGCCCATCTCCATAACGACTTCTGAGGGGCGTCGATACGCATGGTCAGCAATGAACCCTGTACCGGCGCTTGTAGGCCTTTCCACTGGATGTTCCGTCACCTCCAGAGCATCGCTATGACGCTCTGAAACCACTACATCGGGTATAATCAGGCCAATACGGCGGCTACGCTGCTGGAAAAGAGTTGAAAGAATATCCATCAGCTCGGCCCCCTGGTTAGTTGCTGGGTTGCGCGTGCATTAACGTTGCTCTGGCTATCAGAGACGATTTTCCCTGCTTCTCTCGGATCGCTGACACCAGAAATGTTGATAACGGTATTCTGGTTCAATGTCGCGCCAACACCTGGCATATTACTGAGCACTTTGGGGATGTATTGCCTGGTTTCCTGCGGCATCAGTGCCATGCCGTACTTTTGCACGTTACCTATACCCCAGTTGTAAGAGGCCAACGCTTTACCCAGATCGCCGCCATTCTTCTGCAGGAGCATCGAGAGATATCGCGCCGCCGCTTCCGCCGACTTGATCGGGTCGAAAACATCATTCCCGCGCAGCCCCATATCCCGAGCGGTTCCAGGCATAAACTGGAACATTCCCTGTGCGCCAGCACCGGATACAGCGAACTGATTCCCCCCTGATTCAGTGATAGCGACACTTCGCAGGAGACCAGATGGAAGGTTATACATGGACTCCAGTTTACCCATCATCGGAGCCATCCATCCAAGCAACTGAGCCCCTGCTTTTGAAGGTGACGGTCGTTTAACTGATTGCCCGTACTGCGTGGCATCACCATTCCACCAGTCAACAGCCTTATCCCATAACCCCTGCCCGACAGAGGCGGCACCCTGAATAACTGGACTGTCACTCCATGCTGCGGCTGCGCCTTTAAGCGAATCCCATGCGCCGGAGAAATCGCCACTAATAACCTTTCGCAGCGCATCCACCAGCGAACCAAGGATTTTGATTGAACTGCGGACGCTTTCGATAATCTGGTCAAACAGCCATTTGCCATTAAATTTCGACGTATCGATATTAATGAATTCAAGGAATCGCTTACCCAGATCGACGATGGCAGATCCAAGGTCTTTAACCTTCACATAGATGCCGCCGAAATCCTTACTGAGGCTGGAAAAAGCCTTTTGGGCATATTTGATACCCGGCTCCCATTTTCCCCAGTCTATAAGCGACTGACCGCCTTCTTTCCATGTACGGTAATCATCGTAGAGACCTATCAGCGCAGCACCCAGCATAATGACGCGCCCAATAGGCGACATCGCAAAGGCGCTATTCAGGAGGCGCCAGGCAATCATCAGCGCCCCAAACACCTCGATAACCTGTCTGGTTTCGGTACTGAGTGATTTCCACCAGTTGATAATGTCCCCGGTGAGCTGTATCAACCGATAAACAACCCGGCCAATGATCTCACCAAACCACAGGACACCTTTTACACCAGCTGTGATAGCCCCTTCAATTTTCGGGAAGTTGTCCAGTATCTGGCGGCGCAGCCTGTCGAGAGAGCCAGCAAGTCCATCAGCGAGACTAGAGCCGATTTTATCCCGCGCCATGCCTGCCATCAGCCCAAAGGAGCGCAGCGAGGTCATGAATTTATTGGAGCTGACGGCGGCCACATCGGCGTTATAGCCGATCGCCTTCGCCATCGCAGTGTATTCGCCACTAAACTGGCCGATACCGCGACGCATTGCCATCAGGGTGTTTTCATCCAGACCCAGCATTTGAGCGTACTGGTTCGCGCGGTAATACGGCATACTGCTAAGACGCTGGCCGACGCCGGTAAAGATCGTCGCCATATCCCGCATGTTGCCGCTGGCATCACGCGTTTGAACCCCCAGCCGGTTCAGGAAACCCTCAGCGCCGGGATTATTACGCATGAACCTGGCAAGATTTTCGAGAGAGCCGCGGGCCCCGTCGACACTGCCGCCAACCTGACTAACCGCATACCCAATCTGCTTAATGCCCTCCACCGTCGCGCCAGTGCGCTGAGAGGCCCAATAGAGGTTGTCGAGGCTGCTGGATATTTTGGCGGTGAACGCCACGACGGAAAGCGCTGCCGCTTCAACTTTGACGCCCAGCTCAATCGCTTTCAGCGTCGTACCCGCCACTACAGCATCGAACTTTTTAGCACCGGCCTCATCAACGTTAAACCCAAGCGAGATCAGAAAGTCCTTGAGCGTTTCAGCGTTCATTGTCCTCTCTCCATTTCGCTATGCGGTATTCGTTATCGGCTTCAAGATCCAGCCAGTCATTCATTCTGGCAATGTCAGCCAGGTCGAGTGACCCATCTTTGAGGGATTCGTATCGGCATAACCCTTTGGTGACTGGCCTTGCCAGAAAGCTTTCACCTTCCGGTAAGGATTCCAGCGTTAAGCCTGCGGCGACGGGCCCTCCGTCTCGCTGGCGGGGAGTTCTTTCAAAAAATTTCCCAGGCTATCGGCGACCACCCGCGCCACCAGCTGCAGCATGGTAAACAGATCGATATCGTCGAACATCAACGCGCCCTGGTCGAAAACCTTCACCCACCCTTTTTGATGCTGGCGATTGACCACGCTCAGGCACGGATAGATCACCGCGTTAACGTCTTCATCCGGCAGCGCGGACAGCGTATCGGCAATTTTCGGCAGTACGCTTTCCAGCACGGCTCCGGAGTTTCCGGCAGCCGCCTGAGCCTTCAGTGTCGAGAACTCGCTAACCAGACCGGCCAGCACAGGCAGAAGCTTACGGCTGACTTTCAGTTGCTGGAAAACGTCGAGTTTGGCGGTACGGTAGTTGACGCCTTTGATTTCAAATTCCATCTGTTAAAACTCCCCCAGAAGCTGATCAATCTTGCCGCAGTCAAAGACCCACGACACCGTGTTGCCGACTTTTGCGTTAGCGTGATCCGGCTGTTTCTGGAAAGCACAGCTGCGGGCGGTGGTGATATCTCCAGAGGCTTTGTTTCGCACGACGATCACGTTGTTACCCCAGGTAGCGGAGGACTGGCTCTGGGCGTTGTACATCAAAGACAGCTTTTTGTTGACCGGGGAGGTCTTAAGCAGCGTTACCGTGATAGTGCCGCTCTTTCCGGCGTGCAGGCTGTGCATCACCTCACCATCGGCGCCGACAGTCATGGTGTTTTTTGCCTCGGTCATCGTAACCGTGATGCCCTCTTCGGAGTTCGCCGAGCCGTAGCCCAGATCGATACTTCCGGTTGGGCCGGTAAGGGAGGCCGAGACGTCAATAAAGCTGTAGGTGTTTCCCATTTATTCCCCCTTATCGAACCACGTTGATCTGTACGTCGCCATAGTGAATCGCCCCTGCCATTTTAATGGCCGCCTGAATCACCGGCGACTTACGCGCTTCCCTGTCAGATTGTGCCTGGTTGGCTACCGCATCTGCGTAGACGTAGTAACCCTTGGTCAGGGTATCGCCGGATTCAATCTGGCCAATCGGGCCACCATTCCAGACGCCCGGAGCAATCAGCCCGTTATTTACCGCCTGATCCAGCGATGCTTCGACGTTGGTCATTAACCGGGTAACGCCGGCATCGGTCTGCGGAATTTTGGTGGTCGAGGTGTACAGCAGGTTATAGAGATTGGTCTGAACGTAGTTCTGCAGCCAGTCCAGCCCGTGGCGTTCGTCGAAGAAATCACCGTTCGCCATCACGCCCTGCTGGATAATCGCCGTATCGTTGGCGTAGTAGACGTAGACGTTACCGTTAATGGCATCAATGGCGGCTGCCTGCGCGGTCGTCAGCGTCTCGTACGTCACGCCTGGCTCAGTCTTGAACTTCAGGGTGATCGTGGTGTTGTTGCCGGTAAAGTTCACAGTGAACGCACGACCAAAGGCCGAGATAGCGGCATATTTGCTGCTGGTACTGTACTGCCAGAATGTGCGGGAGTAGCCCGCCGCCTTCAGCTTGTAGCCGATATTGTCGGTATTACCGGATACCAGCACATTCGCGTCATCAGTGGTAACCGCCAGAATACGGCTCAGACTGGAAGCCTCGATCGCCGCGGCCACCGAAATCACATCCGCTTCAACCAGATCGGCGCTATCGGCAATCGCCAGGCCGTACCAGTTGGTATATTGCAGAGAGGCATTAACCGCCTGCAGCAGGGTTTCTACAGTATCTGATTCACCCGTTGCCAGGGTCTTCGCCCAGCGGCCGATATAGACCAGCGTGGGTTTTGGTGACTGTGAAAAGAAGATGGTCGCCGCCTTGTACTCGGGAGAATCGACACCAAAATCATCGCCGATATCCTCAATGGCTGAATACTGGCGAATACGCTCAGTGACCGGGATAACCGTAGAGGTACCCAGAATGAGGAGCGCACCGAAGTTACGCCCCGTTGCCGCTACCGGCGACATGATCACGTCAACGTTAACGACATTGGAAACAGGTAAGCCCTGTGCCATGTTTTAATCTCCAAAGAATTGCACTGGCGCGTCGACCAGCGATTTAATGCCGTACTGGCGGATGATTTTGCGGCGCAGGTCAACGCTGATATCGTAGCGGCGCACCCACTGGTTATTGATGAGCTCGGGCAGATTGAGGATCCGCCCATGCTGCAGGAACGTCAGCCCGACGTGGTTCAGTTCGTCGTTGTTCTGAGCCACCAGCAGGCCATCACGAAAGCGCGTGGCCGCCGCCAGCCCCTGCGGGCCATAAAAACAGAGGATCAGGCTGATGGTTTCATGCGACCACTGCTCGGTGTTCTCTTCGCCCTGCACGTACGCCGGGTTGAAGTCCTCCTGAATGCCGGTGATACCGAACGCGCACCAGGTGGTGCCGTTTTTGGGTATCTGCTTTTGCGGGTCAGTCCAGCGTGGGTAAACCAGCGTGGCAGCCAGCCCTGTCACACCCCGTATCCAGCGGCTGATTAGCCGTTCCAGATCCTCATCGTAGGGCGGTGAATCACCGACGGGGGTCAGATATTCCGCCGTTGTGCTGTCGTTACTCAATTGGCGTTCCCCCGTCGAATTCCAGAAGCTCGCAATGCGCCTGAACGAACCCGGCACCGTACGCCGTATACGGGTCGACAAACGTCACACGATAATCTCGCCCGCGGTAGGTTACGATATCGGCATCTAATCCTGGTTGCCCCTGAGTCAGCCTGAACTGCGTCACGATGAGAATGGCCCCGTTGATGTTCTGTCCGGCAGCCATGCGCTTTGCTTCGAGCGAACGGTCGACGGTCACCACCCCGGAAAACGGGATATCCTGAGGCGTGTTAATGGGGAAGTTATCCTCATCGACCGTCTGCGTCTGCCGGTGGCATACCAGCGTCAGGTCGACAAAGTCCGGATCAAGCAGAACATCAGTCACATCGAGAAACGGCATTATTTTTTCCTCACCACGTAGTTAATCGCCCGCAAAAGGAACCCATGGTCATAAAGCGGTTTTACGTCCTGACCATTACTACGGCGTCTGGCTTTCGTTTTTTCCGAAAGTGGCGTCAGTCGGTCACCATCGCCAATAACCGCCTTTGCCGCATCGCGGGCAACCTGTCCAGCGGACTCAAGGTGTTTCTCAGCCAACACGGCGTTACCGTCAAGCGCCGCCCGCGCAGCGAGTTTTAGCTTGGCCGTCGTCTTATCGCGAGAATCCTCAATGCCGATATCAAGGAAAGGTCGTGGCGGGATCGTGACCACCTGCGCAGGAACCGTGTGCGTGGTAGAAAAATTGCTTTTTGATGCCTTAACAAATCGACCATTCCGCTTTAAATCACCATGTGCATCCACTTGGCGATAAATGGTTGTTGTGTGCTCAGGGATTGTGATGGTGGCCCCTGTCGAGTGCAAATAACCCAACTCAGCGTTGTTATATGGTGCCCCATCCTCCCTCTCGGCCTTATCCGCAGGAATTCCCACCAACACATCAGTACCGGATAACTGTTTCAGCGCGTCGAGAACACTGGCGTAATTGTCCTCGCGAACCGTTAACCCGCTTTTCATTCCGGCGTCCCCAGTTGAACCGCTCCGGCACCAAACATCATCAGGTATTCCCAGAACTCCGATCCGTAACGGGAGTTGTTCCAGAAACCGGCATTAGGGTCCAGAGTTGCGCTTGCGTCGTAACTGGCTGAAACCTTATCCACTGATTTCGCGGTCTGTATGCCGCCATTTACACCACCAGCAGTACCCACAGCCATACCACGCATATCGGCGGCGTAAAGGTACATGTAGTGCGCAACATACAGCCCGACGATGTAGGGAAAGATATCCACGCCAAAGCGCGACTCACTCAGCATGGCATCAGCAAGATTCAGTCGAGCCTGGATCATTGGCGTGGGGTACTTTGTTTCGTCAGCGAACTGCGGAAAGGTTGCCCTGAACTGCTCAGGCGTCGGCAGACTTTGATTTATTGCCATTATTGGTAGTCTCCGGCAATTGCGCTTCGAGTTCAGCAATACGCGCGTCTTTCTCAGCGATTTTTGCTTCCAGCCCAGCAATTCGCGGGTCTTCTGCAATCGCTGGCGCTTCGCCATCAGGCGAGCAGTGCGCTTTTACGAACCAGTGATCAGCAACCGTGTCATCGACGTCGTGGAAGCCAACCGGGAAATGCTTTTGCTCTTTGCCGTCGTTGAAGTTAAACGGGGAGAGTACATAAATCTTTTTCATTGCAAGTCCTCATGAGCGGCCCTTTCGGGCCGCCGCAGGTTAGATGCCGTCGACGTAGGCCAGAGTTTCCGGATAAACCGGCTCTACTGCACCCAGCTTGCTGTAATAGGTTACGAGCTGATACAGGCCGCGATACTGGATCGGCACGCTCATCAGCGGAACCATCGGGAAGCGAACGTATTTCTTGTCGTTGGTGTAGAACATCATGCGATTAGAGTTCGACACGCCACGACCTTTCGCCCATTTCACCGGACGGATGTTCAGAGGACGCCCGTTCTGGTGGTATGCGATGGTGTTGGTTTCCAGATAGGTCAGCAGGGACTGGTTACCAGCGCTGGATACGATGGTGCTTGCCAGCAGAGAGAACTGCTCCGGCGGGATCAGCAGGTCCGTCGGTACCATGGAGTAAGCCGAGTTGGCCCACGCTGCACTCAGCCCGGCATTAATGCTCGCCCGGATTTCGTCAGCGGTGGAGGTCGCCCAGGTCTTCGCGGCGTTGGTCGGCGTTACCTGCGTCAGGTTCAGCAGGCCTTTAACGTTCAGACCAGAATCGCCGATATAAACCTGCTCGTCTGTGTCCATGTTCCACTTAAGCTGCATACCTTCGTACTTCTGCGTGTCGATCGGGCGACCAACCTGCGCAGCTGCCTGCAATTCTGGAACGGTCCAGCCCAGCTCCATACCCCACAGGGTAAGCGGGAAGCCAGTTTTTGCGATGTCGACGTTAAGGCCAGCCATCGCGGTCGCAGTTTTGCTCAGCCAGTTTTTACCGTTGGCATTCGGTGTACCTGCAGCAGCAAAGGTGGTGTTAGTGAACGAGCTGATCTCATCAGCAATAGACACGTCTTCACGCAACTGGATATCGCGCGACCAGGTGAAATTCACCAGCGGCAGATTCAGTGTCTGATCGAGACGCTCCAGCTCATGGACAAGAAAGGCACCAGTACCGTCGACTGTCGCCTGGTCAAATGTCATTGGCATTTGCGATTTCCTTAAATATTGAAGGCCAGCTCAATGTTGCCGCTGGTATCGCCAGGGCCATTGAAGTAAGCGTTAGTGATCTGGACGGTATTCGAGCCATCAGCGGCGGCAAGGAACGCCCCGAGAGGGCTTGAGGCAGATGGTGTGGCCACTCGCATGTAGACCGGGCCATGCAGCGCAACGCTGGATGCATCCGCGCCGATGTTTACCGTGACATAACCACGTACCAGGCAATCGCCGGTGAAGTTTTTACCGCTGCCTACCTGCTGGACCTTATCCGGCTGGCTGGCGGTCGGATACGGACGAACGTAAATGCCCACCAGCACCGACGCTGTATCGCTCGCAGCGATTGGCACAAATTTCCCGGAGGAAATCTTGCCGCCAAGGCCGTAAGCGGGGAAAAGGTTGGAGGAGTCCAGCAGTTGAGGTTCAACCGTCAGATCCTGCGGACGAGAAATTGCCCCGGCGATGCCTGCAGGCATCCGGTAAAGAAATGTATTACCCATTGGTTAGCCTCGTTTAGACCAGAATTCCTGCGCGGCCTGATTCATGCCAGCGATGGTTTTTACGGTGGTGGCAGTCTGCGTTTGCAGGCTGTCGACAGTTTTGGTGTTGCGGTTTTTCGCCAGCTCAGAAACGGCGTTAAACGCCATATCAACAGTGGCTTTTTTCAGTTTGGTGATATCGGCATCACCGACGATGGAGCGCACCAGCGTTTGATCTGCGGAGGCGAGAACCTGACGCTTGAACGCCGTCAGTTTTGCTTTCTCCGGCAACTGGATGCCGGGCTGAATGAGGTCAGCGCGGTAAGCGGCATCACCGGTCACTTTGCCTTCTTCCTCTTTCTTCTCCTCTTCATCCTCGTCACCAGTGGCAGGCGTCGTGGTGCAGGTCATTTTATTGACCGCCTCAATCAGCGCTTTACCCCAGGCCGAGATTTCCTCCTGCTCGTCACCCGTACCGGCCAGCGCTGGCGCAGGCATAGGGCTCTGAGGTGAAAGGTTGATGACCACGCCGCCCGGCGTCATGGAGGATGAAACATCGTCATCCCCGGTCACGGTATCGGGCGGGTTATCGATAAGATTCGCCATTTCGGCGGCGTCATTGGTTTTACGAGCGCGCACGAGGCGCTCCCACCAATTCTTGGCTTTGTTTGGCATGCTATCTCCAAGTGCGCAACGTGAACCGGCCCGCCCGTTAGGGACTAAAGCCAGATGATTGCCGGTGATCGCGTATTGCTCTGCGATACCCGGCGAGATTTGGCGGTAATCTGCGTCATAACCGCAGCTCACCTCGTCGTCACCGTTTTCCACCGCCTCGATGGCTTCTGGTGTTTTTACGATGACGTCAGCCAAAAGCAGATCGGATTGCTCACCACTGCCGCGTCTGACGTTCTGAATATGTCCGTTTGCCAGTTGCCGCCAGTTGGCTGGCGTGACAAAAATGATGTTGCCGTTGAAGTCTTTGGGGTGGCCGATGGTGACCGCCATTCCCTCAAAAGAGGCTATCGTGCGCTCACTGAATACCTCTTCCGGTGTCCGGCGAACGACGATCAATCCCTGGTTGTCTGGCTCAATTTCCGGCAATTCTTCCGCGCCGTAGACCTGCTCGCCTGTGCGTCCAATCGGCACGTCTTTGAACAGCACGGAGCCGTCCGCAAGTTGGTAACGGGTGTTACCCAGGCGTGTAGTGAAGAAATATTTCATGGATTACCTGCTGAATTGCGGGCATTAAAAAGGCCGCTCAGTGGCGACCTCTATGGGGTGATTATTTTCTCTTTCTGCTTACGTCAGGAGGAGTTTCAATAGCTCTTTCAACACTCCACCCTGAATCAATTCTTCGGCGCAATGTAGTCCTTGGGATGCCGTATTTTTCTGCCATATCTTTGGTCGATAGTGTATCGCCTTTATATGTGATCCACCGGGTGTCCCTACGGTTTAGCCCCTGCTCTTTTGCTGTTGCCCACCGGCAGTTGTCAGGAGTGTAATCACCATTGACATCAATCCTGTCTATGCTGTGCGCGTTTGATGGCCTTTCGCCCATGTCATGCAGGAAATTATCAAAAGCGTCCCACCTGCCACAAACCTTAATGCCTCTGCCGCCATATAGGGGGTAATGTAGATCATCAGATTTGTTGCAACGGGATCTCATCGACTGCCAACTCACATAGGTCGGCGACCGGGTAGCACCGTGCTTTTTAGAGCGCGCTGAGGTTAATTCATTCCTCAGGCAGCCGCAGCTTTCAGATGCCCCGGAAGTTAACATGGTCCCGCGTAGAGATTTGGTATTGCCACATTCGCATTCACACAGCCAGTATCTATGCCCGTGGTCTAACCTTTCCGCGCGACTGATAACTCTCCACCTGCCAAATTTGAGGCCGGTCAGGTCTTTCGCTAAACTATTTTCAGCCATTATTTACCTCGATTAAGTAATGGTTAGGCTCTCACGCTGTTACAGCAGCATGGGAGCCGTTATTTTATCACTTTCGAGGCTCGGGAACCTTCACTCTCGGCCAACATTTACAATTTGGCAGTGCACCGCAGTGGCCTGTCATTCCATCTAATGTGGGCGGGTCATCCCACCTCACAAATTTCCCTTTCATTTCTTTATGGGATGGCCTGGTGCCAGCTCCCTCTATCTCCCACCAGTAACCCTCTGAGCCAATCGACTCAGCGCGCGCCTGGGTGAGTGCTGTCGTAGCCCGGCCAATCTCGGTGCGGGCGATCATCTTCGCTCGGCTCTCGGCCACGTCGCCGGACTCCATAATCATCCGGTACAGCGCGTCGGGGCGTTCACCGTTGATGACGGCTTCCATTGCTCGCGCCTGGATATCACGAACGCGGTCGGCGGCCTCCAGCGGCAGGGACTTAATCAACTGCACCTGGCGGGATACGATGTCCTGAGCCACGAACCCCACCGGCGTATTGCCGACGACGTCACGCAGACCAGCGGATATTTCTTCCGAAACAGAGCGCCACTGGTTCCACTCTTCACGCTCTACCTGGGCAAACATCTTTCGACCGACCATTTCGGCCCAGTCGTCAATCACCCCGGAGTAGTCAACAAGCGATTTAGCAATGCTCTCAGCGCTTGCCTGTGAACCATCGTAGGAGCCCGTGACGATTTGGTTTATCTGGTCGACTATCGCCAGTAGGCTTTTCTGGTACTGGACCTCCGATCGGCGGCGGAGGGCTGGTTTCAGATTCAGTCTCCTGCCACTGTTTCGCCGCATTCTGGATATCCTCATCGCTAATTGAAGCACCGATGCCGGTTACGTCAGACAGCTCGCGCAAATCGGTCAGCGCAGCAGCCGGCGACATTCCCAAATCACGCACCGCGGTTGCCAGAGCGGTGGTCGTGTTGGTTGCCACCGTAGAGCGATCGGTGTCGCTCATCTGCCACAAGGGGTTAAACTCAAAGGTGAAATCTTCCGGCAACGGCTCGCCAAACTCTGAGCGATGCAGTACATCGAATAACAGGCGGATGTGAGGCCGTAAATCTCGCTCCTGAAGCGTTCCCACGTCGTCGTAGTAGTTCGCGAGGTCAGCGTCACCGGTTGAAAAACCCTTCGGTGACTGGCGGAACAGACGGACAAGAGGAATACCAACAGCACCCGCGATATCCTCTTTAAACTCGCTAAGCAGGTCAGACAGGCCCGCGAAAGAATAGGAATGTGTTTCAAATTCGTCCTCCGAATCAAACAGGGACATCCCCTCGTTCGTCTGGTACTGGCGGACCATTTCCATATTCTTGATAAGCGCTTCAAACGCCTTACCGCCCGTGGCGATAATTTCACGCAGCTTTTTAATCTTTGCCGTTCGCAGATGTGCCTTGTAGGCAAGCTGGGCGGCTCCGACGCTGGTGCTATCGTAGGAAGTCAGGCGATCGAAGATGCGCTCGATAATGGACATCCCCCATTCGTTTTCGGTGATTTTCTGCTGGTACGGCAGTTTCACACCATCCATGCGGATCAGGCGGCTGTGGTGAACAGTCCACGCAGGAAGCCCCTGCGCCGTCGTCACGATGTCATAGAATTCAGGCTTGCCGAGGTTGGGGCCAAGCGCCTTAATGCGCCTGGTGAGCTGTGGGTTAATCATCCAGCGGTCAAGTACAGCCAGACCTTTAAAGCTGCCCTTGCCAACCTTATCCAGCACCAGCGGCGTCAGCGGTGCCTGACCTTCAATCAGAATCAGCGCCACCGCCCCGCCATACAGCCGGGACCATTTCAGTGTCTCGTTGATGCAATCCCAAAGCTGAAGCTCATCGAACCGCGATTCAAGAATGCCACGACGTTTCGGGTCAATCTCACTGGTGATCCGCACGCCCTTTTTGGTCATATCGTCCGCTTTCGAATCGACTGCGGCGCCAATAATCCAGGAGGAACGATAAGCCCACTCGATGAGCAGGCGGTTGCGGCTGGTATAGTTCGCCCTGTAGGTCGATGCGGCATGCTGGTTAGGCTGCTGCATACCGACACGGGCAACAAAGTTATCGTACGAATCCGCCGTGGCGACTCGTCCTGTTTTCTTCGCCATGGTGACTATTCTCCGGCTTTTTCGGTACTCGTGGCGGATAGGATAATTTGTTAAAAAACGACCCGATTTAACATAATGACTGTTACCCGCACCAGCCGGATCCCTCACATGATGAAATGTCCGCCAAAGGGTTATTTATCGGGGTTAAGTGGCTAAAAGCGCGTGAATAAAACATGCATAAACAGGGTCGAAAAATGAATAGCGTTAATTTTGCGTGAAACGGTTATTTCCAGGTATTTAGCTGTTTCCCAGCGCTTCCCAGATATCCATTGCCGTATCAGTAGGAGCGAACGCCATGATAAAAGCGTCGGCCACGTTCGGCGATGGCACATCACGCTTGGCAAGGTCTTTTTTGCTTTCCACCATCACACGCCCGTTTTTGTCAAAATCGCGGTGTGGGGTGGTAAGTTCCAGCTTGAGCTTTTCCAGCAGCGGGCAGGAAGAGTCGATGCTTATCAGCTCATCTACCGGGTACTGCTCACCGTTCTTAACCGCGTTGAAGGTATTACGGAAACGATCCGCTACCAGCCACCAGGCTTGCGCTTTGAGGTTGGCGAAAAAATCCTTGTTCGGGATGCCAATGTATTCGTAGTCCGGCTCATTCACACCAGCGCCTGCATTGAATCGCTGATAGTTGATGCGGGATGCGTTCATGTTTTCGCGCTTACGATCCTCATTAATTTCTGAGAATTTCGCGCCAGCAGATGCCCCAACGCCGATTGAGTCGTAGACGATATCAGCATCACGCTCCAGTGCCGCCTGATACGTACGCTGGCAGCTCTTCAGCAATTCGTCTTCTTTCGCCTTCCACTCATCCGCCCAGTACACGACGGAGCCGTGGCGATAGACGTTAGCGCACTTATCGGCGCCGCTATCGGCGACGTCGAAGCCAATACGCTTACGCCCGCTTGGCTCGAAATTAAGGACTTTGTGGGCATCAACGGCCGCCTCAATCCATGACAGCTTGATAATGGCTGCATCATCATCCGACTCTGGCACGCCTTCGTAGACATGCTTAAACCCATCCGGATCCCGGCGCTTAGCGGCCTCGATAACCTTCAGCATGGTGTCGGACAAAAAGGGGTTTTCATCGTAGTTGATTTTGCGTATCAGCGTATCTTCTGGCGGGTCGACCACAAAGTTACGCCAAACGAAATCAGTCACCAGTCCGGGGTTAAAGATAAACCAGCACTCTGAGCCATCTTTACGGATGGTAGGCTCCAGTATCTTCCACTGGTACTCCGTCAGCGCGTGGGCCTCTTCAAGCCACAGAACGCTGATGCCTTCCAGAGACTTAATCTCTTCAATGTTGCGCCAGAGCCCATAAAACACGAATTCAGACCCGGTCACCCGGTTAATGATTTTGTTGTTCAGAATTCGGAAACGATGCCGCAGGCCAAAGCGGTCAATCTGAATTTTGAGCAGGGTATACACCGACTCTTCAATTTTGTTCTGGATCTGACGCGCACAACAAAAGCGAAGGCTGTATTTATTCGACAGAAATATGGCGATACCAGCGGCATCCCATGATTTTGACGATGACCGGCCACCATAAAGCACTTTGTTACGCGCCTGCGTCGTCCAGAAGCTACGCAGGACCGGATTCAGCGTCGGTTTGGATGTCAGAGTAGAAGTCATTGAGGTCACGCTCTCCGTTGCCATCATCAATACCTGCATCACGGCGAAGACGATCGGCCTCCAGCGACACCTTATCAGTAGCAGCCTTGCGATAGTCTGTATCAGCAAATATTTTGCCTACCGTCGCAAGCGTCCCAACGATGGACTCAATACGAACGGTATTGCGCATCATCGCCTTCTCGGCGGCGCTGATATTTTCCATCAGCACCTTTCTTTCCTGGTCCCCTTCAGCATCTTCCAGCTTGGTCAACCACCGGCCAATATTCTCTGCGGCGACAAGGTTGTTAGCCCGAAGGCGAAATAATTCGTCTTCGAGTGTCAACGCTTTCGCGTCTTCAATAACCTCATCTTTGAGCAGAAGGCGCCGGGCGTAACCACCATGCTTTAACGCCTGCTGGTTGCCGGGTTGGAATGGGTTGGTCGGCGGATCGGTACGCACCCCGCGTATCGGTTTCGTATCTGGTGGAGACTCGGCTTTTGGTTGCGTACTTTTTTGCGTACGGCCAGAGCTGGCAGGCTTTTCGCTGGTACGCGCCTTACTCTTTTGCGTACCACTTTGCGTACCATTTTTGCGTACCTGCGTACTGGCCTTGCGTACCCAGTCAAACTTTTTAGCCCTCTTCCTGATAGCCCCTTCAGTAACGCCGTATTTATCGCCTATATCACGGAGACTAAGGACTCCGGCCCGGTATGCCGATTCGATGGCCTCCCAGTCCGGTGTTGCCATAAACAGCTCCTCGCTTTGACATTATCGAAGCCACTCGATGAATGACTCCTGTAATGCCAATAAAAAAGGCCGCCGAGGCGACCTGATTTAAATATTTTCTGCCATGTGTTCTTTTGCTTCGCTTATCGCCTTCTCCATCCTCATCAATGAGGCCTTCGGCTCAGGGATACCACGCTCCTTGCAAATTTCTTTAATCAGACCTCTGGCGATAACAAGCTCTTCAAACAGGCTTGCAATCATGTCTCTTTGCTTTTGGTTTTCCATAACAACCTCGTCTAAGTTGCTCGTCAGGATATCAGTGGCAGGCGGTGACGATGCCGCTTTTCGGGAGCTACCCTAGCCACTGATGATTTTAACCCACTTTGCTATTTCAGACACTGCGTGCGGATATAGTCCTGCAGGACACTCAGGGATTTTTGGTCGCTGAGGATTCCGGACCGGATACCGAGAACGTTTCGTCCAGCAACTGCAGAGAGTTCGACGGTGGCATCATCGCCCACGCTGGCGGGTCTGCATGTCCGCGATGGTGTCGTTCGCCAGGCTGAGCTGCTCAGTCACTTTGTCCCGCTGCCTTTTGAACTCGGTGGCATTGCTGTGGTAGTGACTGGCCAGCCACCCAAGGCAAACCATCAGGCAGATCACAATGGCGCTGATAATGGCTGCTAATCGGCTCATTTCTGCCCCCACAGACAAACTTCGCGCTCAATCTCGCGGCGAGTTACCAGACCTTTCCACTGCTTACCCTTGGCGTAGGTCCAGCGGCGCAGTTGGTCACACGCCCCCTTCTGGTCGCCCTGGTTGATTTTGCGCAGTAGCGTGGAGGTCTGGAAGTTGCCAGCGCCGACGTTATAGGCGAACGAGTACAGAGCCCCGCGCATTGTCTCGGGGATCGGCTTCTGGATGTATGGGTTAATCTGGCGAGCAACGGTGTTCAGGTCTTTACTGAGAAGCGCACGGCATTCAGCCTCGGTGTACTTCTTGCCGAGCATGATATCTTTGCCAGTGTGTCCATAACAGACCGTCCAGACGCCTACCACATCCTGATAGGGGTTGTATCGCACACCTTCAAGACCATCGTTCCCGGTTGGGCCAGTGATGAGCGCAGAGGCAATGGCTATGGCGCCACCGCCGACGGCAGCGATAACGCTATTCCTCAGTTTTGGTGTCATAGCCATTGAGCCGATCCTCGCGTTCTTTCCGCCGGTAGTACCAGTTCACCCCACAGGTGGTAATGGTGCAGGCGATACCGACAATAATTGCCCAGTCACTCAGGGTCATCCCCGCTATTTTGTCGGCCAAAATCCATACCTCTGCCTTAACTGCCCCGGCATACGCCTTTGCTGAGACACCGCAGCCCGTCAGTGCGGTCCCGGTGCCGTATGAAAGTCTGCTGTAAATGGTGCTCATTTTTGTCATAACCTCACCTCCGTTGATGACGGATGGCGCTGTGCGTAAAAGGGGGAAAGAGGCCCAGACCCTGCGGGCTGATTTATCAACAAAGCACGTCGGGGATGATTCCCGAGGGTCTGGGCATGCTCAATAAAAAACCCGCTCAAGGCGGGAAGAAATACCAAGGGTAAAAGTGACGGCGCGGTAGCCGTAATGGTCCCAAGGTTGAGGGATTGGAGCATCTGGCGGGGATCGAACCCGCATATTCTGGGTGGAAGCCAGACGTAATTACCAAACTACGACAGATGCAATCTGGTTCAGGGCTCTGCGCGGAAGGGCTTTGACGTGTCGTGCAGCACGTCTCTACCCAAGAGCCCTGACCGGATTGCAGAAATGACAAAGCCCAAGGGGGTTAGCCTTGGGCTTTTAATTTTTTCTTGCTGCTCAGTTCGCTTTAACGTCCCGAGCCTATCACAATTCAAGCACTTCCCGCGCAACTATTCAAGTAAAATCTGTCGCTATTTGTGCCAAACGCATCACATATTGGTGCGTAAAGCATCGATTCCGCTAAATTTAGCCAAACATCAACCCTGCTCTCGCAAGTCCTCAAGCACCATTCTGGATGCTTTTCGTTTAGCTCTTTTGCCATGGCCTTCTTGCTCATGCGATAAACATACCGATCCTTGATTAGCTTATAGAGAGCTTTATTCCCGGAGCGCACAAGCTCGGTGCTAAGCACTGAATCAATTTTCAATCCCTCCTCGTCAGTACAAAACGCCAGGCCGCTTTTATTTTTACCGCTGAGGATTTCCCTGAAGAAGGCTTCCAGCTCAGGTTTGGTAATGCCCGATTTCTTCATACGGCGCAGTGCGTCATTGATGGCAGTTTTCGTTATCTTCCCGGATGCCAATAGCTGGTTAAACATGTTGCCGCCGCTACCGCCTCCAATGTATGACCAGCGGCCCCACATGCGCAGTTTTCCCTGTATCCAGATGCTTTCCAGCGTACGGAGGCGAATCATTTCACCTGACTTACCAACTTCAGAAGGGTTGATCATACATTCACCTCATTTTTGGTATTGCTCTGGCCAGCAGCAAACTGCGCCAGTGACATAAATGCGCGGCCCTTAGCTTCAAGCACCGCTCGATTGATGTAACTAAACCGCTCGCCAGCCCATGACTTATCAAACACGACAATGGCACCAGCGAAAAACGCACTGGTTGGCCTTTGTTTGTCGTCGGCTGGCTTAAACCACTCAGGCAGATCGAAACCAATTCGCCCACGAATAAAGCAGACGTGATCCGCATCTTCCGGCCACCATGTTTCGCTTGTTGCTGACTTCACCAGGAAGACATAGCGACCGCCCTTCTCGCGTTGTGCAGCGGCGTAATTCATGATGTGCGTCATGCCAGTGATGGCTTGCTTTTCGTGGTACTGAGAGCGGCTGTAAGGCGGGTTTCCGTAAGCTGCACCACCGATTGAGGAAAGCATTTCCGACCAGTCCTGCGTAAGTGCGTTATCTTCTGCCGTGTACCAGACAGGACATTTTGCGTTGCTGTCGTCTGCGAACAGGTCCAGCATCAGCGGGCCAAACATCGCGTTAATACCCCAGAACAGCAGATCCGGAGTCCGCCACTGGTCGCCGACCTCTTTCAAATAGTGATGGGGTGCTGAACGCAGTGCTGTAAGGGCTTCACAGTAAAAATTAGTCATTCACGGTCTCCCCTAATTCCAGGAGTACCTGACTCAGTAACTCAGCCTCAGTACCGAACTTTTCTTCCCATGACTTACGGCCAGCATGAATTGCAACGCCGTAGCCACCGGTGCGGTGATGCGCATGACATAGCGGAATGACATGGAAGTTATCAGCGCGGACAGACAAGCCAGTACCAGAACTGCAGTGATGGATTTCAGCAGGCGATTCGCCGTAATTGAGGTTCCGGCATACGATGCAACCCAGCGCAGCCACGCGGCTCAGATGGAGCTTTTCAGCCTTGGTTTTGGATTTGCTCATATCGCACCGCCCTGGTACGACAGACAAGCAGAAACACCAGCGTTAGTTATAGCCGGTGTCAGGGGGTAAATCTTTTGAGGGTGTTTCTTCTGCGCCATCGGTTTTTCTCCGTGGCACAGCAGTCGATAAGCTGGGTTGTTCAGACCCATCAAGATTATAGGTCAGGTTCACTCAATAAAAAAGCCCTCTCCGAAGAGAAGGCTTTTCATTTTTTTGCTCGGAAAACAGAATTGACGACGCAGTAGACAAGACCACAGATATGGGGCATCGAGCATCCAGCGAAAATCTTCAGGACCTCATCAGATAGCCCCAGAAACCCAAGCCCCACACAGATAAATACCGCATTCACTACAACAACTTGCACAATTATTAAAATCAGCAACGTTATTGCATACAAATCTTTGATCCGAGTGTTTTTAACTTTGTGCGCCATGTGTCCCCACTTGGCGCCGGGGTAAAGTTGTCAGTTGTCCAGACTGACTAAGTAATTATCGCCCGTCACGGGGATAAAAGCAAAATGAGCATATACGAGAAAACCCCTCCGCAGAGGGGTGTCATTGAGTGGATTTTTCGGCAACCTTGTTGTGCACTTCCCACAGGCTAATGCCACAGCTCGCGCAGAAGTTAGCAAGGTAGTCCAGGCCAGACCACTCGCGAATCCCTCCGCGAGCAGCCTCCACAAACACAGCTATATCCTTTCCCCGCCACAATCCGAATAATCGCCAGCCGCCACCATCGGGACTTTTTACGGCGGCTATGCGCGTTAATACGCCGGTCTGATACAGCTCAGTGAAGGCCGGTTTCTTTCTGGTTATCATTCGCATAAATACAAACCTGTGATTTGTTGATAACAAATAGCGTGTTTGCGTTTTATGGTTTCACCTCCTGCGTGGCGGCTGCGAGCAGTCTGTGCCAGGCGTCTACAGAGTCTTCTGCGCCATAGTCGATAATTGAGTCGAACTCGTCGAGAATCTCCTTCGTCGCCTCTTTCGGCACCAACACGTAACCATCCGGAATTGCCGGAGAGTTGCCGCTTTGCGCCGGAGCGACGCCGTTTTTGGCCGGAGAGTTGCCAGCATGCAGCATGGCGGCGCGGCAGGCGTTCCAGGCGTCCATTGCAGCTCCGGCATCTTGCCTACCAGTTTCTTTGCAAAACTTCACGGCATCAGCAATAGTCCATTCCTCCGGCGCTGGCTGCGGGCTGGCGTAGACCGGCATGACATCATCGTGACCCTTGTTACTTTCATCCGTCAGCGACCAGAACAACCTCCCTGCTGGATGCTTGAAGATGTAAGCCACCGGCTCGCTGTCCATTGCGACCAGCGTCATGCGGGCCAACTCTCGTTCTTCTGATGCGCTCAGCTCTGGTCCATTTCCCAGAAAAATTTGCTGAATTCGCTCTCTGGTTATGGTTGATTTGGTCATTGGTTGGATCCCCGTGAAATTTTGTGGCCTGGCGCATAGCAGCGTTGGCGGTCTTTGCTGATGCGCCAGCCAGCTTTGCGAGCCTGCTGAGAAATGTCGGTCATATTCCGGCCAATAAAATCAGCCTGCCCCTGCGGATAGATTTTCCCTGACTGACAACCATCACAGTCGCAATAGAGGTCCGCGCAGAGTCCTTCAGTGATGGTCATATGTCCGCCCCGCATCTTCCGCAGCGCTCTTGGCCGCTCATGTCGTAGTAGGTAGCACCATCGTGCTTGCAGTCTGTCCATTCAGACAGATCAGACTCGAGTTCCTCGATACGCTGCTGCGCCTTCTCCAGCGCCTCTACAAGCGATAACGCAATTTTTCGCAGATGAGCATTACTGCCAATTGCAGGACTTAAAAGCTCAGCGCGCAGCTGCGCCAGTTCAGTGATATCAGTCATGGCTGGCCTCCCCAAGCACCCAGCGCAGTGCATCAGCGTATTCACCGCTGGCACCTTCGAGGGCTTTTGTGATTTCTTTACGGGTTTTCAGACGTGGTTTTGCTTCACCGAGAATCTGGCGCTGCCGACGGGCTTTTTCGTGGCCGGTTTTACCAGCGGTCGCCTGCTCGATTTCTGCCACTTTTGTCCGCTGTTCTTCGGGTTTCAGTGACGCCAGTTGACGCGCCTGAGTAACCGTCACTGTGCCGGACTCTACAGCGTCTTTGACTGCCTGGGTGGCATCCAGCAGGGATAGCGTTGCGCGTACTGTCTGGACACTCACGCCAAACATCAGCGCTAAATCGTCCTCGTCGTGCCCACGCTCAAGCGCATCAGCCATTTTCTTTGCCCGGCCCAGCGGTGTATCTGCCTGGCGGATTTCGTTAGCACTTACCATCGCTTGCGCCATGCGAATGGCAGAGCCTCGTTTAGTGACTGCTGGAACCAGTAATGGAGATTCACCCTGTTTAACCAGGCGCTTATTAGCCTCCAGGGTATGGCGCACGCGCTGACGACCATCCACCACACAGGCCAACCCGCTTTCGGGGTCTTTCCAGACGATAATCGGCTCAAGAACGCCCTGGTCCATGATGTTCAGCACCATTGCCTCGCTGATAGGCAGGTGGATACGCTCATCGTAAAGCGGGTGAGCTTTGTCGGTTACCAGATGCAGCTTTTCCGGTTCGAACATCAGAACGTTGGTTTTGCCGCTGGCGCCATACGCGTCGATCGAGTTTTTAGCCATTTTTCACTTCACCTTTTTTCTGTTCGACCTGCTGAGACCATTTTTCAATCAGCCGGATTTTCGATTTACTCTTGCCACCAGCCCAGTAGCTATCCTGTACGCGGAGATGTCCGTAAGGGCATCGCAGGGCCCCGGAACAGGCGCCAGCCTGGTAATCCCGAAAATAAAACTCCGCAGCTGAACCACAGACCGGGCAATCAGGTATCTCTCGCATCACCGGGTCACCTCGCGGATTTTCAGGAATTTAGTGCCGTGGTGCGGATTGCCAGGATTAGTAACCTTCGAATTCATAAACCCGGCGGCCACCAGACGCTCGCAGCGGTAGCGAGGGCGATCAACGAAACCAGCCAGGGACTGCCACTCAAACCAGACGCCAACCGGCACCGACTGGAGCAACTTGATATCCAGCGCTGAGAGTTTGCTGGTTACCGCTACGGGCTCGGTGCTTCCACCCGGCATCCAGTAGCCATTCAGGTTTTGCGCTTTGCCTTCGCGCTCCAGCACCATCAGGCGGGCCAGCATTTCAGGTGCTGTCAGGTCGAAATAGACAGCCAGCTCACGGCAGGTGACTTTCTCCAGCTCTTTCAGCACGTCAGTAATTTTTTCCATCAGAGATATCCTCACGGTTAAATTTGTTAGCCCCGGAAACCTTTCGGGATGTCGGTATCCAGTTTGCTGCTCACACCGAACGAGCTGCTGGTTGCCAGGTTCGCCGGGCATAACTTCAGCGCCAGCTCCTGCCATTTGCTGCGTAGGGTTTTCACGGATTGAACTCGGGAGCACCAGAACTGATCGCGCTGAATGCGCTCAATCATGATGCGGATTTGGTCATGGCTGCAGCCGTGCTCCTGGCGCAGCATGCAAATTTCTTGCGCCCAGGCTGCAAAGTTCGGCTCTCTCGGTTTTGCCAGAGTGCCGTCGAACTCTGCTGCGCGTTCGTACAGCTCGATGATGGTCGACCAGAACCACGTAGCGAGGTCGAAATCATCATCGGTAGCCAGGTTACTGGCTTCGGTAGCGTCAGGAATGACTGCTTCCGGGATGGCGGTTTTCTGAGTCGATTCAGAAAAGTTATCCACAGGAGAAATCTCTCCCGAGTGGTTTTTAAGATCTGTTTTAAGATCTGTATTTTTAAGATCTGTATAGAGATAGGATTCGGCGTTTGTGCCGTTTCCATTCGGTGTTTGTGCCGAATCCTGGATATGGCGTTTATGCCGAATGCATTCGGCGTTTGTGCCGTTTGCATTCGGCGCTTGTGCCGTTTCCAATTCTTTCAATGACTTATTCCGATTCGGCGTTTGTGCCGAATCCAGTATTGCCGGGAAAATCTTGTGCATCAGTTCTTCCTGATCGATGCGGTAGTGCTTCTTCGGTGTACCGTTCACCTGACGGGTATCTTCCTGAATAACACCGGGCAAATATTGCTCAGTGATTTTGTAGATAGCCCTTCTAACAACATCACCTTCAAGAACACGAACCTCTTTCGCGAGCGCCGCATGCTCCTTGTAAAACCAGCCATCATCCAGACTCGACTTACCCGACCAGAACACCAGCTGATTGAGAATCGCTGCCAGCAAATGCTGCTGCCTGTCTCCTGCAAAGAAATCCAGATACGGGCCGGGAATCGTTATGCAGTTCCCCTGCCCTGACATGGCCTGAACAATTTCAAAGACCTGATTGCTCATACCAAAACCTCATTGTGTAGCCGTAAAAACTCACGTAACCCCATCCAGCCAACAGTTCCGCAGTCTCTCCGATAGGAAACGTCTTTCTCAGTTGCCGTGAGTACCGTCACCATGTGCCCCTTGTGTCTGTGCTGAAAGCGTGCTCCCGCCTTGGGTATCCCGTTACTTGCGCAATCCCCTTCGGATGGCACATACGCCGGATAAGCACGTTTCAGACGAGCAATCAATTCAGCAGCAGACTGGTTACACATGGTTGAACCTCGCTTAGTGAATCAGCGTGTTACCGGAAGGACCGCCATCAGCAATCCGGTCAGAGATAGCAATCATTGCGCCGAACAGCGCTTCCATTTCGTCGTCCACCCGTTGTTTGCGGTGAAGAAGTTCGCGGAAAGTTTCGGAGTAATAACTACGCACCCGCGCCAGCAGCAACGGCGGCATAGCCCGCTCAATCGCCGGGAGAAGCTGCGCAATCTTTTCGATTGATGCAGGTGAATCACTTTCAACCCAGCGGTAAATCTTCTGTACGTTGAGACTCAGCGAATTAGGGTGGCTTTCGTCGTACAGCTCAGGGGTAGTCATACCCAGCGCGAAATACGCATCGACAATCGCCGCCACCGGCGTTTTACGACCACCTGGATAAAGCGCCCAGGCATTCAGGGCTTCACGAATACGTTCATGCTTGATTTTCATAATTCAGACTCCTTCTGGTTTCTTAGGCAAAATCACACCTTCAGGTATTCCACTGATAGGGGTGGGATGCAGATCCGGGCGCAATTCATGTGGAGTCACTTCCCAGCCCATTAATTGACAAAGAGGTATGACTCGATCAGCTGGAACCCTAGTGTTTAACCAGAGAGATACTGATTGCTGCATACACCCAAGGCGGCGACCGATTTCAGCCTGAGAAAATCGCTGAGTAATTTTGTTTCTGAATTCTTTTTTCATTCACTAAACCTCCAAGTTAACGAGGTAGAGATTACAAGAGTTAACTGTTAACGGTCAACAGTTATTTCTTGTGATGATAAATACAAGGGATACCTGTAAAATTCACCCATGATGAAAGCGATAGAAATTTCAATGTACCGACTGAGTAGACTCCTGAAAGAAACTGGATGGAGCCAGGCGGAACTTGCCCGTAGGATTGGAGTAACACAGCAAACCGTGCAGCAGTGGGTTAATGGGAAATCCACACCCAAGCCCACCAGCATTGATAAGTTAGTGGAGGTAACTGGATATCCTCCTTACTGGTTCATGCTGCCGCCTGACGACGGTGATCAGATGGTGACCCCGGATGCAATGAAGTTAGGCCCTATGCAGTTGGACCTGCTTAAGACCTTCAATGCATTCCCGGAAGAAGACCAGCAAGAGATGCTCTACGAGATGAAAGAGCGAAAGGAGAGTATGGATAAGACCGTTGCCCGGTGGCTTGCAGCCCAGAAAGGCAATAAAGCCTAATATTCTATGCGACCTATTGCACTACATACGCTTTACAAACAACCAGAAAAAGAAAAGCCATACTGCGTTAGTTAGGGATATAGCTAGCGCAACGGTGGATAACATATCCGAAAAACTATACATATCCGGCATGAGGATATCCTATTGGTTTACAGTGACTTGGTATCAACGGCTGCCATGATTGTAGCTTTGATTGCCGTTCCAGCAAGCGGTTATCTAAGTTATCATTATGCGATAAAGGGCGAAAGGCGCAAAGAGTTCAACGCCGTTGCTGATGCCATTCGTAAAAAACTAAGGGATCAGCTTGATGCTGTCGAAGCCGGATATTACCCAAGTGGAACAAATAGCATTTCCGAAGGTGAATTTGAGTATTTTTTAGACCTCCACCCACGGCAAAAACGCGCACATGCCCGTGATTTATGGCAAGAATATCAAAGAGTTTTGATTGAATGCTTACACTACGATGAAGACAATTTTTTTAAATTTATCAACAAAGAAGGATTAAAATCGGCCATAGTAAAATTACTTCCTGTCACTGAACGCCTCTGACTAGCTCTCCACCGGCGTTACATCGACCTTACTCTTCCAGCAGCTTTACAGCCAGTTCCATCACCTGAATCTGGTCTAAATCCCACTTATCCAGCCCCTTTGAAATCTCCATTCTTATCACGTCAGCTATAGCCACCCGTTTGGTTTCATGGCCTTCGGCAACCATCGCAAACACGACATCCCCGACAATGCGGCACATTTCCTGATAGCGTAGTTGCGCAATCTCTTCGTAATCCATGTTCGTAGCCTCTTTGGTGTTTTTATAATCATACAACCCCTCCTAACAGCAAGTCTGCGGCATGAGCCATAAAAAAATAACAAGAAATTACTGTTGACGATAACAATAAAGACTTGTAGATTTACCCCATCAACACCAATCACCGCACAGTGGTTGATAAGCAGAAAACGTTCCGCCACCCGGCGATAAGGGCTAACTAACGAGGTGAATATGGAAAGCAAAGATCTGGTAGTGATTAACGGTCAGCTATGCAGCAAAGACGTTGCCCTGCTGATTATTGAGAAGGTTTTACCTACCGTTCTTTTGGTGGTGGCGGAAAAGGTGAAGGACCGGCGAACTAATGATGAAGTGAAAGAAGCAGCCACAACCGTAGTTGAAGCCGCTATCTCAGCAATTAGTTTGAAGAGCCTAGTTGCTCCCAAGTCTTGATCGCTTGCGCACTTTCCTCTTCCTCACGCTTTGTAAGCAGGGAGAGAAAATCAACCTCAGAGCGGTCGACTTCATAAAGGAACTCTTCAGGGGTGATTTCTTTGGGTTGAGTTGATGCGTAAACAACGGCCAAAAGCCAAGCCTTATCATCTTTATTCATGATTTACCTTTGCTGGTTGTGTGAGAACTCCAGCATACCACCGAGCCTGAAGTGGTGAAAAGACAGGCAAATAACAGACCTTGCAATGCAGTGAATGCGGCTATGCGCACGCGGTTCAGTTAAAGCAGTACCACTTGCTTCCCGAAGTGGGGTGGAAAGAAAGCTGCCGATACCAGTTGTTAACTGGCTGGTATCACCGGGAGGCACCCGGCACTGCATTGCAAGGTCTGTTGGTACTCAAATTCACATGACAGTGAGGGTAGCAAATGATCCGCGAACATGAAGTACCTGCGTGGCACCGGTTCTGCATAAAGGTTGCTCTGCTTGTGGTTGCAGTCGCATGGGTAAGCTTCAAATTTTGCTGGGGTGCATCATGAGCAAAAACGGCATTCGTTCCCTGGTTATCGCGCTGGCCATCGGATTGGTTTTCTGGGGTGGACTGGCTGTCGAAATTATGTATATCAAAGGGGTGTTCAATGGCTAATTTACTGCATGGCAACCCGGCTTTTAAAGCGGCACAAAGCAAGCTGGCCATTGCTCAATTTATTGGTAATAGTGAAATGTGGTCAGAGGCTTTTTCCTCAATGAAAGATATTTATGAGGAAACTAAGCACGCAGAAGATTTTATGTTTTGCGGTCGCGAAGAATCTCTCTCAGCTCTGAAATTCAACGATGTTATTTTGAATTATGACATGTATGGCGACTTGGTTTCTGTTAATGCAGATTCTGGCAATGCACGTTACAAAATAAACACAGAAGTTTCTTACTAATACCATCACTTTTTATTTAATGCCTTAACTGGCAGGTATGAACACACTTTAAATTTAACCGGAGATAGATAAATGGAAGAATTAAAGTTGCACTGTCATGGTTGCGGCGGTTCTTTTGCTCGCGATGAGCTGCAATATCGTCCATCTGGCAGGGGTGCTTATCGGAGAGACTTTTATTTCTGCCCGGTATGCAATGAGAAAGAAAAGCAGAAAATCGCTCTCTCCGCTGCTGCTTCCTCGTTTCGTAAAACCTTACCATCACGCCCCGGACACCTTGCCCACAAGCGCTGGTAGGTGACGGATGATAATCACATCCTACCGTATTCCATCGCATGTAAATGAAAAGGCATCGCATGTTCTGAGCTTGTACAGCAAGGGAGATATAAAGCCATGCCGAATCAAATGCGGGAATTTAAGTTTAAAGATTGGCAGAAAATGGCGCTTATTATCCCGCAATAACGGTACCTGCTGGGAAATTATGAGCCATGAAAAATACAACCAACTTAAAGACAGGAAATCTCAATCATGAAAATAGAATTTAACGATAAAGGTGTAATTGCTACCGCCACGATTACCAGCACGGTTTTCGAATTCCGCCTTCACAACCGTGCTGTTGATACGGCGCTATTTCTTGCTCCTTCCGTTCGTGCTAAGCGTAGCGGTTTCTTTGTTTTAAAAACGGTAATTACCGGTAAACCCTCTCACGTACTGCGTGCGTATAAAGCGATTAAAGCGGAGGCATCACGATGAGCAAATCATTAAACGCGCGTTGTATCCGCCGCTGGGAAGTTGAGTTTAAACCCGTCTGCGATTCAAAAGTTAATCCGTACTGGCGCAAAAGCGACCTCCGTGGATATATCCGCGAAGCAGCGCTTACCACAGCATACAGCATGGTCGAGAGCATGGCTGAACGTAACGCCAAAGTTGACTATGACGGTGAGCCGAACGGATGGACGCCAGAATTTTCGGCATGGTATCGGGAGCGCCATGAGCAGTACCTGAAAGAAGCGCGTGACTACATGGACGAAGACGCTACCAACGACGAAATAGACGACGAAATAGAGAACGAGCTGGAGGCCTGGAATGACTGAGCGCGGAATGAAATTCTCCAAATTCACTGAGCTGGTAGCACGCATCTGGTCAAACCCAACTACGCAGCGTCGCGACCCGGAGATTACCATCGTCGTCCACTCACCTGGCAGCATCGGGCCGTCACCATCCGTCGAGGTCGAGGCTATTCACGCTGGCTTCGACTGGGACGCCGGACAGGTGATGATCTACCCGGCTCAACCTCTGACGGTGCTAACTCCTGAGCAGGTAGCGGAAATCAGCGAGAGCGTTCGAAAAGGCCAGAGCTGGCACGCATACGAGGCTTACAAGAAGCACAAATCGCAGTTGGAAAACGCTGCGCTTGAGCATGCGAAAGTCGCCGGGCAGCGTGACGAGCTGCTGGCAGCACTCGAAGAAATGACCGATATCGTTAGCAAGCATACCTACCCACAACCAGATAAACCCAACTCTACATGGGGTCGATTAGAGGCTGCCAAAGAAGTTATTTCCCGGTTAAAAGGCGGTGCAGCATGAACAGAGCCTCTCCTGTTGATTTAAGGAAATGCCTTGAGGCCGCTCATATGCTGGCAAATATCGGCATCCGTTTTGTGCCGATCCCGGTAGCGACAGAGGAATAGTTCCAGGCACTGTCTGCCGAGCTTTCACGAAAGCTTGAGCAGATGGCGGTTGAAGCGGAAAAAAGCGAAGGCGGTGCAGCATGAGCGCAGAAATCATCGATCAGGCCAACGAGCTGGCAGAGCGCCGGCTTGAAATGACCATCCAGAACATGCGCATCAACCATGCGGCAGTCTCGGCTACTCACTGCTGCGACTGTGGGGAAGAGATACCCGAGCGGCGCCGGGAACTGGTGGCGGGTTGTCAGCGCTGCGCTGATTGCCAGCAAGATTTTGAAGAACGTGGCAAGCACCTGAGGTGATGCATGCAGACAATAATCCAGATCGAGCCAAACGAATGGGTTTCAGAGGACTTGCTGATGGCAGTCACTGGGATGAAGCGCGGCACTATTACACGGGCTCGTAAATCATCCTGGCTGCTTGGGCGTGAGTATAAGCACGTTTCCCCTGAAGGTGACCCAAAGCCAACCAGCGAATGCATGTACAACCGCAAAGCGGTGGACGCATGGATTCAGGCTCAAAAGCAACCATTGGGTGATCGGGCGGTATGAAACAGGTAAGCTTACACCGCTCCTGGACGTCGGGAGGGAACAATGAGTAAAGAATCATACCCAACGGGCGTTGAGAACCACGGAAAATCACTCCGCATATGGTTCATTTTTAAAGGTAAGCGTGTCAGGGAAAATCTCGGTGTCCCTGACACCGCTAAAAACAGGAAGGTGGCCGGGGAACTGAGAACGTCAGTTTGTTTCGCTATCCGCATGGGGACCTTTGACTATGCGGCGCAATTCCCCAATTCGCCAAATCTGAAAACTTTCGGCATCTGCAAGAAAGATATCACCGTGAAATTTCTGTCTGAAAAATGGCTGGAGCTGAAACGGCTGGAGATCTGCGCTAATGCTCTGGACCGATATGAATCGGTTGTAAGGAATATGCTGCTGAGGATTGGTGGAAACAAGCTTGCTTCATCCGTGAACAGGGAAGATCTGTTGTATGTCAGGAAAGATATGTTGTCGGGGGGATCGGTGAAGAACGGTTTGAGTGTGGCGACAGCAAACTATTACATGACCACCATGGCGGGGATGTTTCAGTTTGCCGCTGATAATGGTTATATCCGGGAAAACCCATTTAACGGAATCAGGCCGCTTAAAAGGGCCAGGATAGAACCTGATCCACTCACTCGTGACGAATTTATTCGTTTCATAGATGCCTGCCCGCATCAGCAAACGAAAAACCTGTGGTCCGTTGCGGTTTACACAGGATTACGCCACGGTGAGTTGGTCTCCCTTGCATGGGAAGACATAGATCTGAAAGCTGGAACGATGACCATACGCCGAAATTATACGAAACTCGGTGATTTCACTCCACCAAAAACAGAAGCCGGCACCGACAGGGTCGTGCATCTGATCAAACCAGCCATTGACGCTTTGAGGAACCAGGCGGAAATGACCAGACTGGGAAAGCAGTATCAGATTGAGGTACAACTACGGGAGTATGGCCGAACGGCTATTCATGACTGTACATTTGTGTTCAATCCTCAGCTGGTCAGAAAAAGCAGTAACGTTGGTTATCATTACAAGGTTGATTCAATTGGTGACTCATGGGAGGCGGCGCTGAAACGAGCTGGTTTAAGGCATCGCAAAGCATATCAGTCCAGACACACTTATGCCTGCTGGTCACTGTCAGCCGGGGCCAACCCCAGCTTCATTGCGAGCCAGATGGGGCACACAAGCGCCCAAATGGTTTTCAATGTCTACGGCGCCTGGATGGCCGACAGTAACAGCGATCAGATTGCTTTGTTGAACCAGAAATTATCGGACTTTGCCCCACCCATGCCCCA